GGAAAAACGAGAAGAATTAAAATTCATGATTAATATGCGATTTGGACCAACAACATGGGACGAAATAATCGCAGAAAGTGCCAATAGAATAAATAAAGCAAAAGAAGCACAAAAACAAGCAAGAATACAAGCTAGAAAACAACAAGAAGAAATAATGGAGGTTATAAAATGGGTTGGTTATACGTTTATTGGCGTTGGCTTAATGTTAGCTGTATTGGTTGTAACTGTAAGAGCGTTTGCATACGAATACAAAAGTAAAGATTACACCAGACAACAAAAAATATGGCAGGGTAAAATACAAGAAAAGAAATACACAACTTGTAGATTAAAGAAAAGAGTTAAGTCTCAAATTACTGGTCAACAAGCATGTATATATCAAGGTGGCAATAAAACTTTTGAAATGATGATAGAAAAAAACTGCCCCAAACAATATAAATGTATTTACAATCCGAATGGCGATGAACCAGATATTGATAAAGTAATGGAAAGTCTTAGGAGTATAGCCAAATGACAGAAGATAAAAAGCCATTAAATTTAAAAATAAGTGATAATAGTTTTGAATTAATTTTAAGAATTTTAGGAAATGAATTTGTTGCAATAAAGATTGGTTCTACAAATTTTTCTGGTAAATTAATTGCAGGTGGAATTTTACTATTATTTTTTACTTTTATGATTTTAGAAGTTTTTGGATTAAATGAGGTAATGAAATAAAGGAAACAAACAATGGATTTAGAAACATTAAAAAACGATATAATTCGTGAGGAGGGTGGTTTAGTTCTTGACCCTTACCAAGACCATTTAGGATATTGGACAATAGGTTGTGGGCATTTAATTCGTGATGATGAAAGAGATGAATTAATGAAGCCAATAACACAAGAAAGAGCAAAAGAAATATTTGTTTTGGATTTAGGGGTTTCTATTCAAGATGCTGAAACTTTTTATAAAGATATGAAGATAGACGATAATGTTAAAGAATGTGTCATTCATATGTCTTTTCAAATGGGTTTGCCAAGATTAAACAAATTTAAAAAATTTAAACAGGCTTTACAGGAAAACAACATTGAAGAAGCTATAGTACAAATGAAAGATTCCAGGTGGTATAACCAGACCACTAACAGGGCAAATCGTCTAATTGAAAAAATGAGAAAGAGTTTATAATGTTACAAGCTTTAATAGGACCAGTTACAGGGCTTTTAGATAAGTTTATAGAGGATAAAGACCAAAAGGCTAAGTTGGCTCATGATATAGCCACTATGAGTGAGAAACACGCTCAAGAGTTAGCTAAAGGGCAACTAGAAATAAATAAAACTGAAGCCAGTCATAAATCAATATTTGTTGCAGGTTGGAGACCTTTTATTGGTTGGACTTGTGGAATAGCTTTAGCATGGCATTTTGTATTAGCACCAGTTACAATGTTTATATGTGCATATTTATCTGTAGAAATACCAGAATTGCCAAATTTTGATATGGGTTCTTTAATGACAGTTTTAATGGGAATGCTCGGATTGGGTGGACTTAGGACATATGAGAAACAAAAAGGAATTACAAAGTGATTTGGCATTGGCTTACATTAGCTAAATTTTTTAATAAAATAGGTAATTATTTTTATTATAAACATGTTGAATGTGTAAAAATCAATCAAAGAAAAAAATTTAAATCTGACAAAATATATTGTAAAAAATGTGCATCAAGATTTGGTGTACATCAACAAATGATTCTCAAAGAAAAAATTGTTTATGGAACTCAAGGAAATAAAACTAGAAAAATGACAGAATTTTGGCATGAATGTGTACGTTGTAAAGCAAAAACCAAAAAAGGATATCAATAATGAGAAAAGTATATATGTGGCTATATGAAGTATTTAACGATATTGCTAATTATTTTTGGAAAAAAGCAGTATTAAGTGATAAAAAAAATTAAATGTTAGAAAATGATTTTGGTAAAGAGTTTATTGACTGCATACAAGGAAAATGTAAATCTAATTGTGTTTATTGTTTAAATGAAAAGGAGCAATTATGCCAAAAGGAAAAGGAACTTACGGAAAAAAAGTTGGTAGACCACCCAAGAAAAAAAAGAAAATGAAAAAGAAGTAATGAGTGGTTTCACAACAACTTCTACTTTATCAGAACTTATAGATAAAAGACCTATGAGGAAAAGAAAAGGTAGGAAACGATATAAATCGTCGTTTAAAGGCGATTTAAGGGCTGTACAGAAGATTTTAAAGTTAAAAGGTAGAAAATAACCAAAAAAACACTAGCATTTTATAGGAATGTATTTTTCAACTATCCTCCTAACTTGCTCAATACATTCATTTAAACCCCCTTGAACTATGAAATGTGGTGTACCTAAAACTTTAGATTGTACAGCCCACAATTTTTGATTAGGGGAAAGTCTGCCTTTAGGTGCTTTCAATTCTATATATAATAATTTTCCTTGAGGATATTCAACAATAATATCAGGGCAACCAGACTTTAATCCCATTCTTTTCATTTTAGCATGATAATAAATAGACCTTTTGCCTTCGTTTGGAACATGAAAGTGTCTAAAAGTATATGTATTTGAAAGAAAAGTTAAATAGTCATTACACGCTATTTGTATATCTGCTTCTTTAGTCATAGGGGGTTCCTCATGCCTACCAGATTCACCCCCTACTATACCTCGCAATTGGAGAACGAGATAATACTTTCTACTGGCTCTCGCTGAGGGAAAGAACCTTTTGATTATTAGCAAATAAATTCTGAATCTGCAATTAAATAAAAAAAAATAAAATAATGGTTTACATTCAATAACCTACAATATAATCTAGGTTTATAAATAATAATTGGAGAAAACAAATGTACTATAATGAACTAACTAAAAAACCTTATTCTGGTAAAAACATTGAGATTTTAGAAGCTACTGGTTTAAAAGGTGGTTTCTTAACCTTTAATCAGGCTATGAAACTAGGTTATAAAATTCCTAAAGGCACAAAAACTATTGCTAAACTAATTAGACCTATGCTTGAAGAGGTCGAGGTTAATAAAGGCAAATGGGAAGTAAAACAATCTGGCAGATTATTCCCAGTATTTCATAAATCACAACTAGAGGAAAAGGGTGCTTAGGCATCTTTTTTCTTTTTTTTGAAAATAATTAAAATAAAGGTTTACTTCTATAAACCTACAATATAATCTAGGTTTAATTAAATAAATAATAATAATAAATTGGAGATAATAATGACAGATATAACTAACTCAAACGAATATGATGATTACCTTAAAGAACATATAACATCATATTGTGTTACCGAATTCAAAGGTCGTGGTGCTTATGATAAAACTCATTTTTTAACTATTGAAGAAGCCAATAGGTATATTAAAATTATTAATGAGATACACCCAAACTCTCAAGTTCTTCTTTATGGGTTATCAAAACCTCCCCATACTACAGAAACTGTTTCTATTGCGATAGAGGGTTAATTATGACAAACACAAAACAAAATATAGATATGCATTATCAAATTACTGAAATTGAAAAAATAATTTATGATATGCATTACCCACTTCTTAAAAATTTTGAATTAGATAATGAATTAAAAGCTATTGGTGTAGCTTGTTTGAGAATTAAAGGTCTAATTGAAAATGATGAAGTATCACATAAAAAGGGAGCAAAATAATGATTAATTTTATTAAAAATTATGGCGTTTATATTTTAGAAACAACATTTATATTAATGTTATCAGCATTTGTATATTTTTTATTAATAGTTTTATAGGAGGTAAAAATGGCAATTGGCGATTCAACAATAGAACAAGCAATTAAAGACCTTGAAATATTAAAAGAAAAAGTAACAGATTTATATTTTGAAGTTAATCGTATGTCTTCAAGTGGTCAAAAAACACTTGATGATATTGCTAAGTTAGTAGGTGTGCCTACAGAAGAAGAAGTTAAAATTATGTTGGAAAATAATAATGATTAACCCAACTGAAAAAAAACGTAGAGGTTATCTCTTTCACTATTCCGATGGTGTTAGAGATGCCTTTATTAATAATGAAATGGACTCAATAAAAAAATCGTCTGCCTACTATAGACTTGGATTTGAGTTTGGTAAAAAATTAAAATTAGAATTGGAGAAAGAGAATGGAAACAACTAAAATAGGCAATACTGAATTATATACAGCCAGAGTTTTAAATATGTCTGTGGCTCAATATTATGGAGTCGTTAAAGAATATAATGAATTAGTGGTTGAAACCAGAGAATTAAATAAAAAAGAGTTAGAAAAGAATGGAGATAAAGCAGAACTAAATCTTTATTATTCAGTCAGATACAACCTTAACAAATTAGTATTAGAAAAAATTAATGGAGAAAATAATGAATAAGTATTTACCATTAATTGTTGTATTGGTTTTAAGCAGTTGCTCTACAACACCTATTGTTGATAGTAGAGGGAAATCATCGGCAAATTTGAAAGGAGATATGAACCGATATCACGACGATTTATTTACTTGCAAAAGTCTTGTAGAAGAAGAAACAAATTTTCTTTTAGAGCAAGGCAAAATAGTATATAATATGTTACGTTTCAAAGTGTTATGGCTAAGTCCTAAAGCACAAACTAGGCAGAATTTAATTAATAATTGCCTAGAGGGTCGAGGTTATAACGTATTAAATAAATAATAAATTGGAGAATAAAATGTCAAATATAATAGATAAAATTTACGATAATACTAAAGATGGAGTGCCTAATTACTCTATAAATTTAATTGATGGCAGGCGATTATATTATAGAGGTATGGTTTTAAACCCTTTGCCACAGTCTGGTGATGCCATTGAATACACAATCATTAATACCAAGACTTCAGCTAATGGCAATCAATACACGAATATAAAAGATGTAAAAGTTGCCACAGCTCATAGTGAGCCTATTAACCAAACACCAACTAATAACTTTAATAAAAATAATACACAAAGATTAGATATTTTTGTTACTGGTATTGTAGGTCGTTCTATGGGTAGTGGTCATTTTTCTGTAGACGATATTGAAAAGCTAACTAAAAATGCAGTAAATGCTTTCAATGAAAACCTCGAAAAATTATAAAAAATTATTCGCTGACTTCTGGGGATATCACGAATACGATATTCCCATTTGTTGGGGTTGTTATAGGCAACAAGCAGTTGATATACACCACTTAATACCTAAAGGAATGGGTGGGGTTAAAAACAATCGTTTAAATAGGATTGATAATCTATTCCCAGTTTGTCGTTCTTGCCATAACAAAGCACACTCAAACAAAGCGATTAATGAGGATTGGAAAGAAAAGCTTAAAGAAAAAATAAAAGAAAAAGAATGGGAAAATTTATATAATAAAAATGGGAGTATAAAATGAATACATGTAGTTTTGACGGAAGACTTGGTGCAGATGCAGAATTAAAAGAAGTATCTGGATATAAAGTTTGTAATTTTTCTATAGGTACAAATGTTGGCTATGGAGATAATAAAAAATCTTTTTGGGTTGAATGTGCTTTATGGGGAAAACAAGGCGAGGGAGCAGTAAAACATCTAGTAAAAGGTCAACAGATATTTGTTAATGGTGAATTATCAACAAAAGAATATGAAAAAAATGGAGTTGTTAAAACTATTTTAATTTTAAAAGTTAATAATTTTTCATTTGGTGCTAAACCTATGACTGCACAAACAAATAATATTCCAAGCCCTGATTTAGATGACGAAATACCATTCTAATGGATATTTATTCAATAGGGTTTGACCCTAATAAACTATCATATCAGCATGAAGAATTGGGAATGAGGTTTGCTGACCTTGATACAGCAGTTGAATTAATGAAAAAAGAAGAAAAAATGATAATTGCTGAATTAACGATTTACTATTCAAAAAAAGCCAATTATAAAAATATGACAGAATTAAATGGTTTAATTTATTCTGATATAAAATTTAAGAGCTATCTTGATAGATACGAGAAAACTCTTAAACAAAGGAATCAATCTAAAATTAGATTTGAAACCTTTAAGGCTTTCAGAGATGACTTAAGAACTAAAGTGGTCAATGAAAGAGAACTGGCAAAACATAATTTATAGAAAGGATTATTATGTCACAAATAGAACAGGTTTTAACCTACCTTAAAAAAGGCAATTCAATAACATCATGGGAAGCTATTCATAAATTTAGATGCACACGATTAAGTGCTGTTATCTATAGTTTAAGAGAACAAGGCTACACTATTATTGCTCAAAATCTATTAGGTAAAAATGGCAAAAGATATGCTGAGTATACGTTAATTAAGGAGAATAATAATGTCAGATAAGTACAATCTTTCAGATGAATTAAATCAATCACGTGAATTAGACCAAGACCAAGAAAAAGAAACTGCAATATACAAACATTTAGCTGATATTGGAGTTATGGATAAATTAGTTTTTGCTCTAAATGAATATATTATTAAGTTTGGCAGAACTAGTAATATTCACGACCAATGTTTTGATTTAAAACTTCAAGTTCTTGCAAATAAAAAACACCTACAAGATTGGGTAGACAAAATATGAGAGAACATTTTGAAAAATTTAATGTTAGTGGCAAGGGTTTACTGCCACTTTCATTTAGCCATATGAATGAATTTGCTTTTTATAGAGAACGATGGGCTTTAAGACGTATATTTGGTTATGAATTTCCTAGTTCAGCACCTGCAGAAAGAGGTAAAGCTGTTGAATCTGGATTAAATATGGTTCTTAATGGAATATCTGTACAAGAAGCTTCTGAAAAAATGATTGCAGAATTCGATGCTAATTGTTTAAAAATAACAGACCCTAAAGTTGAAGATGAAAGAGCTAATTTAGTTCCTTTATTAGAACTAGGGGCTAGTAAATTTCAAGAACATGCTTTTCAATGGAATTTAATTGGTTATCAAAAGAAAGTTGAAGTTGATATACAAGGCATACCATTTATTGGATATACTGATTTTCAGTTTGAAGACAAGAACTCAAAAGAGGATTTTTTTATTGATTTAAAAACTTCTAAAACAAATCCCTTACAGATGTCTACATCTCACGCTATGCAACAATCAATCTATAATAGAGCGACTAATGCAAGGCAAATGCTATGGTACTTAAAAACGCCTACAAAGACCAAAGCACCAGAGTTTACTCAATTAGAATTATCAAGTTATGACCACTATATGAAAATATGTGAACATATTGTAAATGTGATGGGTAATTATTTAAAAACTGTTAATAGTCCAGATGATATTAAAAATTCATTAGTGCCTAACCCTGATAATTGGATTTGGAAAGAAGAAACAGTTCTAAATGCTAGAAAGGAAATCTGGGGATATTAACCAAATTTAAAAAATAGGTTTATTTTATAATCTATTTAATATAAAAATATAAACAAGTTAAATTGGAGAAAATAAATGTTTATAGATGAAAATTCAAAGCCTAAAGAGAAATTAAAAGCATGGTATCTTTTCACAGAAGATTTCATTGCAGGTACTCAACACCTTTCAAACGAGCAAATAGGAATATATATTAGATTACTTTGTTGGAACTGGAATAAAAGGTGTGCAGGATTACCAAGTAATAATATGACTATTTATAGAATTGCGAATTGTATAACAGATGATGAAAGGCAATCATGTAATATAATTATAAAAGAGTTTTTTATTCTTATTGATGACCATTATCAAAATGAAAGACAACTTCAAGAATATCTATATATAACAAGAAGAATAGATGCTTCTAAAGTCAATGGTAAGTTAGGTGGCAGACCAAAAAAACCTAGCCAAAACCCCCCTACCCCTACCCCTACCCCTAAACCTAAAACCACTAAAATAGATTATATTTCTCTTTTTAATACTTTTTGGGATAAAGTTTCTAATAAAGTAAGTAGAGGTATCGCAGAAAAGAATTATTTAAAGCTAGAAGAAGAATGGTTAAATAAGCCACAAGATTTAGCTATAATGTATAATAATTATTATAAATCTGTTGAAGATAAACAATTTGTTAAACAACCTGCATTTTGGTTATCAGCTAAAAAATACTTAGATGAAGCACCTAAAAAACAAGAAGAAATTAAAACTGACCAATATTCTATGAGATTAAAAGTATTTAAAGAAGCTGTAGATAATAAAAAAGGCAGTAGCTTTGCTCAGAAATATGCAAAACAACACCCTTATGACGTTCAAAGGGCTATTAATGAGGGGCATTTTACAAGGTCAGACGCCATTGAGTATTTAGATATGGGGAGTTGGGTATAATGATGAGTTTAATTAAAGGTTATACGACTGTTTTTCAATGTATTGGCGATGCTTATAGGCAAAAAGATATACAAAGATTTTATTATGGTTATCAACTCTGCATAAGGGCTAAAACTAATATGAAAAACTTGCATAAATATCTTGATAATAGGTATAATTTTAAAAGAGGTGAATGTTTTAAAATGTTAAAAGAAGCTAGAGGATATAAAAAATGAGTAGGCAACACAATATAAAATCAAAATATATTGAACTAACAAACATATATAAAGAATTTAAAAATAAAAAACCTACAGAAGAAGAAACTGAAAAATTTGAAGATGTACCAGAAATATTATCTGAAAAAGATAGAGAGGGAAGCTATAAAAAAGCAAGTTATATGGAATTTTATCAAAGATTAAAGTTTTTTATTGATACAGAAGAACAAGTTCAGCCATCAGGTATGGTATCTAAACACAAAGATTATGTAAGGTAAAAGGTTAAAAATGGATATTCAAGAAATAGAAATAGATAAATTAATCCCATATCACAATAACCCTAGAAAAAACCAAGATGTTGATAAAGTTGCAAGTTCTTTGTCTGAATTTGGCTTTCAACAACCAATAGTTGTCGATAAAAAAATGGTTGTTATTGTTGGTCATACTCGATTATTAGGTGCTAAAAAACTAGGAATGAAGAAAGTACCAGTTTTAGTTGCTGACTTAAGTGAAGCTAAAGCAAGAGGTTATCGTATTGCCGATAATAGAATAGCTGAAGATGCAAATTGGGATTATGACTTATTAAAACTTGAAATAGATTTGCTTAAAGAAATAAACTTTAATATCAATGAGTTAGGGTTTGAAGAACAAGAACTTGAAACAATAATATTTCAAAATAATCACGATTCACGAGATTGGCTAGATACTGAAGAACATTGGCAAGATATGCCATCTTTTGAGCATCAAGACCAATCACCACATAGAGCATTAACAGTTAATTTTGTAAATCAAGATGCCGTAGATAAATTTTTCCAATTAATTAAACAAGATTACACAGAAAAAACTAAATATATATGGTTTCCATCTATTGAAAAAAGAGTAGTTAAAGATAAGTATTATGAAAACTAATCAATTTCCAATTTATATTCCATCAAAAGGTAGAGCCGATACAAGATTAACAGCAAAAGCTTTAGAAGAAATGAATGTTCCATATACAATAGTTGTAGAAGAACAAGAGTACTCGCAGTATGCGAAGGTTATAGATAAGAAAAAAATATTAGTATTAGATAAGACCTATCAGCAAGATTACGATACATGCGACGATTTAGGCGATAGTAAATCAAAGGGACCTGGACCTGCTAGAAATTTTATATGGCAACATAGTATTGATAGAGGTTATAATTGGCATTGGGTTATGGACGACAATATAAAATGTTTTAGACGTTGGCAAAATAACTTAGAAATAAAATGTACTGATATAACACCATTTCAAGTTATGGAAGATTTTGTACTAAGATATAAAAATATAGGTATGGCAGGACCAAATTATACATTCTTTGTTATAGATAAATGGGGACATCAATATACACCTTTTACAGTTAATACTAGAATTTATTCATGTAATTTAATAAGAAATGATTTACCATTGCCAGATAGGTGGCGAGGAAGATATAACGAAGATACAGATTTATCATTAAGAATATTAAAAAAAGGGTGGTGTACAGTTCAATTTAATGCTTTCTTACAAGAAAAAGCTAATACACAAACGCTAAAAGGTGGAAATACAGACGAATTTTACGCTGAAGAAGGTACAATTCCCAAATCTAACATGCAAATGAAATTGCACCCAGACGTTACAAAGCTCGTGTGGAGATATGGTAGGCATCATCATTATGTAAATTATAATAAATTTAAAAAAGAAAACAAATTAGTATATCGTGAAGATTATAAAAGAAAAAAAGGAATTAATGAATATGGTTTAAAATTAAAAAAATTAAATAATTAAAATATACTTTTACTCAAAGGGAAAAAGAGGATTATGGCAAGACCAAAGAAATATCAAATTGATACTGTTCAATTACAGAAATTAGCAACATTAGGTTGTACAAATAAAGAAATGGGAGATTTTTTCGGTTGTTCAGCAGATTTATTAGAAAAGAGTTATTCGGAATTTCTGATAAAAGGGAGGGCAGAACAAAAAATGAGATTGAGACAACTACAATGGAAAGCATGTGAAAGTGGAAATGTAACAATGCTTATATTCTTAGGAAAGAATATGTTAGGTCAGCAAGATAGAATTGAAGAAACACAATTAGATGAACCATTGCCTTGGACTAACTAATGCCATTAACTAAACCTCAAACAGAAGTTATTGAGAATAAATCAAGATTTAGAGTGTTAATAACTGGTAGAAGATTTGGCAAAACATTTTTAGCAATAAATGAGTTAGCTAAGTTTGCAAGTCAATCAAATAAAAAAGTTTGGTATGTTGCTCCTACTTATAGACAAGCTAAACAAATATGTTGGAATGAACTCAAAGAAAGATTAGTTGACCATAGGTGGGTTAAAAACATCAATAATAGTGATTTAACTATAACTTTAAAAAACAATTCAAGGATTACATTAAGAGGTGCTGATAACGAGCAATCTTTACGTGGAGTTGGGCTTGATTTTATTGTTCTTGATGAATTCGCAGATATACATAAAGAAGCTTGGTATGAGGTATTAAGACCTACATTATCAGATACTGGAGGACATGCTCTTTTTTGTGGTAGTCCTAGAGGATTTGGAAACTGGTCTTATGAACTATTTAAACAAGGAGAAACTAATAAAGATTGGTCTTCATTTAAATATACAACCTTAGAGGGTGGGCAAGTTGCAGATGACGAAATAGAGCAAGCCAGACAAGATTTAGATATAAGAACATTCCAACAAGAGTATGAAGCAACATTTGTTAATTATTCTGGAATGATTTACTACAATTTTAATAGACAAAAGAATATAATAGAAAAATATAGTAAAGATTCAGCAGTTTTACATATTGGATTAGATTTTAACGTAGACCCTATGAGTGCTGTAGTTTGTATTATACTACAAGAAACAATTATGGTTGTTGATGAAATACAAATTTATTCTTCAAATACTCAAGAAATGTGCGAAGAAATTACAAATAGATACAATAATAAAAAAATAATAGTTTATCCAGACCCTAGTGCTAGACAAAGAAAAACGTCTGCAGGTGGATTTACTGATTTAAGTATCTTGAAAAATGCAGGATTTGATGTAAAATGTAAAAATACAGCACCTTTAATTAGGGATAGAATTAATGCAGTTAATTCAAAACTTAAAAATGTTAATGGAAAAAACAATCTGTTTATTGTTAAATCTTGCAAAAATGTGATTAAAAGCATAGAAAGACAGATATATAAAGAGGGTACTCACATTCCTGATAAAGATAGTGGTTATGACCATATGAATGATGCTCTAGGTTATTTAGTAGAATTTAACTTCCCACTAAGACGGAATTTTGTAGCAAGCCCAGTTAAAAGGTGGAGTTGATGAACAAAGAAATCTTACAAGCTAAACATGATTTATGGCACGCTAACATATCTAATTGGGAATTTTATATAAGAAGTTATTTAGGTGGGAATGATTATAAAAATGGATATTACCTTCATAGATATGTTTTAGAAAGCCCAGAAGAATATGATTCAAGAGTAAGGCATACACCAGTAGATAATCATTGTAAAAATGTTGTTCAAATATATACAAGCTTTTTATGGAGAGTGCCACCAACAAGAGAATATGGTGTATTAGATGGCGATTTACAATTACAATCTTTTATAAAAGATGCAGATTTAGATGGTAGGTCATTTGATACTGTCATGCGAGAAGTACAGATGAACGCCAGTATTTATGGTAATTGTTGGGTTATATTAGACAAACCACAATCTAATGCAAAGACTAGAGCAGAAGAACTGGCTCAAGATATTAGACCTTATATTTCAATATACACTCCAGAAAACATTGTTAATTGGAATTATAAAAGGTCAGCTAGTGGCAGATTTTATTTAGATTTATTAGTTGTTATTGAAGATATTAATTCAGAAAGGGCAATTATAAAAGTTTTTACTGAACAAGCCATAATGACATATGAGTTTGAAGAATATGATAAAGAATACACAGATAAAGAACCTAAGTTATTAGAGGAAATTCCTAATCCAATAGGAACTATTCCTGCTGTTAATGTATATAATCTTAGAGGTAATAAAAGACCGATTGGTATTAGTGATTTAGCAGATGTGGCACATTTGCAACAATCTATTTATAATGATTATTCAGAAAAAGAACAATTAATTAGATTAGCTAATCACCCAAGTTTAGTTAAAACACCTAATGTTGAAGCTAGTGCAGGTGCAGGAGCAATTATAGAAATACCAGAAGATTTAGATTCAGCCCTAAAGCCTTATATAATACAGCCTAGTGGTCAAAACTTAGATGGCATTATGAAGTGTATACAAACTAAAGTAGATGCTATTGATAGAATAACTCATATGGGTTCTGTTAGAGCAACTGGTTCACAGATAGCAAGTGGCATAGCATTACAAACAGAGTTTCAATTATTAAATGCTAGGTTATCAGAAAAAGCAGATTATTTAGAAAACGCTGAAGAACAAATCTGGGATTTATTTGCTAAATGGCAAGATAAACAATGGGACGGCTCAGTAAATTATCCAGACACATTCGATATTAGAGATTGGGCTAACGATTTACAATATCTACAAATGGCTAAAGCATCTGGCATTAAATCAGAAACCTTTAACAAAGAAATAGATAAGCAAATAGCAGAAGCAGTAATAGATGATAACGAAACTATGAAAACTATTAATGAAGAA